ACGAAACAAGTATAATTACAGCGGTTGCAATTTGTGTCTGCGGCGCTTTTATTACAGGATCTGTAGCCTTTGTCATTAAGTCATTGATGAATGATATTAAACAAGCCGAGGTTACCGCCGAAAAAGGTATGGAATTTGTTAGGTCAGAGATATTTGGGCTTCGTAAATCCTTGGACGCTTTCAAGTCTGAAGAGAGACATAAGGATGACGAATTGAAGGTTGGGGTTGACAATACCAAGAAAGAGCTAAGAGAGGAGGCGAGGTCAGATAGGTGTTATGTGGACGACACAAAAAAAGAATTAAAAGATGAAATGCATCACTACTGGGGTAAGGCCGAAAACGTCTTAGAGGCAAGGCGACAGGATGTATACATGATACATAAAAAGATTGATGATACCAAGGAATACTTTCTTAGGAAGTTGGAAAAATTAAATAATACATAATTATGGAAATGGTTCTCGCGGCGATTATTGGAGGGGTGGCTACATTAGCTGCGACAGCTTTAAGTTATTATTTCAAGGTTAAATACGACCGAGACAGCAAGCATAAATTATTAAAGTGTCACGTTGATCAAAATGCAAATGTTTATACTGCATTAGATTTTACTCTAAAAGAGCTGGGCGCCGATAGAGTTCATATTTTCGAATTTCATAATGGAGATACATATTACTCTGGAAGTTCTCAACAAAAATTTAGTAGTACTTATGAGGTTGTAAAGAATGGAATAAGTTCAGAGTGTACCAATCTTCAAAATTTAAGGATATCTAGCTTTAATACATTAATTAAGGATGTTATAGAGAAGGATAAGTTCTTGTGCCCAGACGTAGACAGGATTTCCCCTGGGCCCTCCAAGGAACATTTGGAAAAGCAGGGAGTTAAGAGTGTTTATTTTTTTGCCATTAAAACCCTCACGGGTAAAAACATTGGTATCTTAAGTGTAGATTATGTATTCAAGGTAAAAAGTCTAAACGAAAAAGAATTAAAAATGCTCAAAAATCAATCTGTCATAATGGGAGGCTATCTCTGTCAGAATTGAATTTCAGCGAACTTAAGCTAAAATAAGATATATGAAAAGCGAGTACTGTAAGAAGTGTGGTCATAAAAATATTTATTCGATTAATCCTCCGAAGTTTTGTAGTAATTGTGGCGAAGCGTTGGACTCAAATAGTCCCACCCATCACAAGCAAACAACAACAAAAGCTACAAAAACCCCCAGGCTATTAGATGATGAAACTTGGGTAAACGAACTACCGAATATAGATAAATTATCATACGAGATCTCCCATGATCAGGCGAATAGCTTTACCCTGGGGTCTCTTTTTAAGGGTAAGCTAGAGGGGCTCGCAGAAGAAGGTGAAAATTCCAAGCGAGACGATGGCGAATAAAAAAATTACCTATGAAGATAAGCAGGACATAATTGATATCGAGCTTAGAAAGAGGCGGGGAAAATGGTTCCTTAACTCTGTTAGCTGGATTGATTTTGATGATGTTTGTCAAATAATTAGAGCCCATATATTTAAAAAGTGGGAGCAATGGGATCAGACCAGAGCTCTTGAACCCTGGCTTAATCGAATTATAAGCAATCAGCTTAAGAATATTTTAAGAAATAATTATTCAAACTTTTCGCGACCTTGTTTAAATTGCCCCTTCAACCAGTCCAAGGAAGCGGTTGAGAGTGATGCTCCTGGTGATTTGTGTGGATTTACCCCGAGCGGCCTACAGTGCAATGAGTGCCCTTTGTATGCAAAATGGGAAAAAACCAAAAAGCATGCCTACGATATTAAAATGGCAGTTTCAATAGAGTCTTGTTCTGCAGAATCATTTATAAGCGGCGGACATCCTTTTGATATTGACCTCGCAATTAAAAAATTAAATAAAGAACTCGAGGAGGTATTAAGCGAAAGACAGTATATGATTTATAGAATGCTTTTTATTGAGGATAAAACAGAGGAGGAGGTTGCAAAAAAGATGGGCTATAAAACTACAGAGAAGGGGAGAAAGGCGGGTTATAAACAAATTAAAAATCTTAAAAAAACTTTTAAACAAAAAGTCGTGTCTATATTAAAGAAAAAAGATATTATTATTTCTGATGAGTGACTTATCTGCAGAACACGAACAGTTAATCCTGGATAACTATGATAGTTGTCCAGATTTAATAGAGCTCACAAGGCTTGTTTTTGGGGATGAAACTTTAGATGGTAGAACTAAAGAGGGTAGAACCGTCCGTTCATTTTTGATTGAGCAAAATTTATCTTTTAAAACCACTAAGCGAGAAAAGGTCAAGCCCGTTAATTTAAGTAAGGAACAGCGGGAATTTATTCTTAATTCTGCAGAAGACGGGATGTCTGCTTATGAAATAGCTTGCATTATGTTTCCAGATAAAAGAATCACACCTTTAAGCAAAGAGACCCTGGTTGCGGCTGATTATATTAAAAGGCACGCCCCCGAACAGGTTCATCCTGCGGAATCTGCATTGGGTCAAAAATATATTCCACCACAAAATCTTTTAGAGACGTTGGGAAAGATAAATGAGTTCGCGAATACCCAGCTTGATTTAAGCAGGGTTCCTGTGTATGAAAAAAAATGCATAGAAATGTTGAAAAACTTTTTGTCGGCGCCGAGATTTTTGCAGACCATTAATCGTTATTACAGTCAAGACGACAGGCTGTTGTTTGAGGCGGAATTCATAAGGGCAACCTGGGACAAGGCAGACTTGACCGCGGATGAGATAAACTTATATATTAATGTGTGTGTTGATTATATTAACTTAAAAAACATATCGGGACATATTGAAAAGCTTAACTGTATGTTTAATGATGCGGACGAACAGCAGGATATGACTGTTCGTTTGGCGGAATTATTAAAAACAAAAAGTGAGGAGTATAATCAATGTGAAAAGAGAATGGAGTCCTTAATACAAAGGCTGAACGGAGATAGGGCAAAGCGCATAGATTCCAAGCGACAGCAGAACGCCTCAATTTTATCTTTGGTAAGATTATTTCAAGATGAAGAGGAAAGGAAGCGGATGGTTCTGATGGCGGAAATGCAGAAAGAGGCGGTTGGCGAAGAGGTTAATCGTATTGAAAGTATGGTGGACTGGAAGGCTAGGGTTTTGGGAATTGGAAGAGAGGATGTTTTGTGATTAAATGTGAAATATGTGGCAGGGAGTTTAAATCAGAAGGAGGTCTGCACAAACACTTAAGAAGCCATTCCGTTACAATGGCTGAATATTATACTAAATTTTATCCAAGAAAAAATCTTTTAACAGAACAACCCCTTCCTTTCAAAAATAAGGAGGACTACTTCTCTAGGGATTTTAACAATTACCCCCAATTAATTGAGTGGTGCGAGACTGAATCAAGGCAAGTTGTGGCGGAATATATTATTAAAAAATTAAAAAATAGAATTGAGAGTAGGGAACTGTCTTTCGCTCCTTCTCACGTAGAATTAAGGAATTCGAAGTTACCTCCAGTAGATGTATATAGAAATATTTTTGGGAGTTATTCTGAGGCCTGTCAGCGCGTGGGAGTGCCCCCGCTTTTCACCAAGTCAATTAATAAAAACTTTTTTACGAAAAATGATTTGCCAGAGGATTTATCTATTTTTGTAGATACTCGTGAGCAACAACCCTTATCGTTTAATACCTCTGAGTCAATGAAACTTGACTTTGGGGATTATACAACGGGCGGGGATTATTATAGCTATACGTATGTAGATAGAAAAAGCGAGGGAGATTTTAAGACAACGCTTTCAAAGGGAAATCTTGAAAGATTTCGGGAAGAATTAAAAAGAGCCAGAGACTTTGATAGTTATTTATTTATTGCGGTTGAGAGTGACATAGAAAAAATTCAAAAAAATAATAATTTTAAACCACACAAGGTTAATATAAAATATATATTTCACAACATGCGTGTTCTGCAACATGAATTTAGCGATAATTGCCAGTTTATCTTTACTGGAAATCGGGACAACTCGGAAAATATAATTCCGAAATTATTATTTTATGGTAAAAAATTATGGAAAGTAGACCTGCAGTATTATATAGATAAGTATGGTATTGACGGTTAGGAAAAAGGGGGGACACGCTATATATCAAGCGATACCCGCTTTTGTTAATATGTGGAATGATGAAACGTTTTTGGTTGAAGAGCACGGCATAGAGGTTATAAGAAAAATGGAAAATTACAACGTATACGTTAAACCAAGGGGTATTTGGATGGATTTAAGATACGCTTTGTACGAGGGTTTTCTAGACGGCAAACAATTAAGGAATTGGCATGAATAATATTCAAGGTAAAATATGGGGGGAGACTCAATCTATTTTTTTAAAAAACAATGTAGAAATACATAGAATAGAAACTCGAAAAGGGGGGTTTTGCTCAAAGCATAAACATGGGTATAAGTTTAATGCATTTTTTATCGAGCGCGGAAAGATGAAAATCACGTCCTGGAAAAATGACTATGATTTGGTTGACGAAACTGTTATTACAGATTCTCAAATGACGGTAGTTCCTCCTGGCGAGTATCATATGTTTGAGTCTCTAGAAGATACGGTTGCTTATGAAATATATTGGGTAGAATTAAACGAAAAAGACATTGAAAGAGAAAACTGTGGAGGGGCCGAACAATGACTTGGGACGTTGGAAATCAAGAACATCGCGCTAATTATTCTTCCGATATTAATAAATTAATATTAGACAAAGAAGGGTTTCTGTCTGAGCAGGAAGCCAAGCTTATGCTATATGAGTTCTTAAAGGGTAATACTACTTTTGCCGTTGACCTTCTGTCGGGGGTAAAGTTATTTCCGTTTCAGCACATGGCAATTAAATCCATGCTGGAATCAGATTATTTCTTAGGTATATGGGCCAGAGGAATGTCTAAATCATTTACTACTGGTATTTTTGCTTTTTTAGATGCGGTTTTAAATCAAGGAGTTCAAACAGGAATTATAAGCAAATCCTTCAGGCAGGCGAAGATGATATTCAAAAAAATTGAGGATATCGCAAATAAACCCGAAGCTCAAATGTTGGCGCAATGTATTACCCGAAAAAATAAGAGTAATGATCAGTGGACAATGGAAATAGGTGATAGCGCAATCCACGCCTTACCACTAGGGGACGGAGAAAAACTTCGGGGATTTAGGTTTCATAGAATTATCATTGACGAAATGCTATTGATGCCCGAGAGGATTTATAATGAAGTTATTGTGCCGTTTTTATCGGTTGTTGAGAATCCAACAGAGCGGGAGGATATGTATAATTTAGAAACTGACCTTATTGGCAAGGGTAAAATGAAAGAAGAGGAGCGTTATAGGTGGCCGAATAATAAATTAATCATGCTGTCTTCGGCTTCTTACAAATTTGAGTATCTATACAAGCTTTATTTCCTCCTCCTCCC